AGTCACAAAACACAAAAGGGACAGAGTAATGACTGATAGCAGAGAAGCATACGAAAGAATTGAGCGGAAGTTTTCCAGCGCGAACGAGGTTGATGTTGAGCGGGCCAAGCGCTTGCTATCTGAAACGTTCGAGTCATGTGCACTATCTGTGAATACGAGAGATCGCGGGTATGTCACGGCACAGCTTTCTGAGATCAACAGCCTACTATCCACCCCCACCAAGGCCGATGAGCAGGTGAGTGTGCCGAATGGGTGGAGGCTAATGCCCGAAAGAATGACTCCCAAAATGGTAGTTGGAGCCATGAGCGCCATGGACGAGATCCCGTTTGAAGAATGTGGGGCGACTTATCAGCATATGGTTGCGGCATGGAATGCGCTTTTAGACAACTCCCCCTTTACAGCCGGACAAGAGGGCAAATAAATGGGCTTACCCTACGAGAACGCCACCAGCGGTGACAAGGCGCTGGGTGAAATCCAAAAGCTGCTACGCGGCTTTGGCTGCAACAAGTTCGGCTCCATGGTGGACGATGAAGAACAGAGCCTAACAGTGCAATTCGAGTATCGCGCCAAGATGGTCAGCGTGAAGGCCAGCTTCTCCGGATACGCCGCAGCCTGGCTAAAAGAGCACCCTCACACAAGCCGGATGCATAAAACGCTGAAAGAGCACAACCGGCAGGCTTACGACAAGGCGAACATCGCGGTTTACTCAATCCTGAGAGATTGGATCAAGGGCCAGGTGATGGCCATAGAAACCGGCATCCTATCGTTTGAAGGCGCGTTTCTTGGTCAGATCTTGCTGCCGAACGGGCAAACGGTTTTGGACTACGCTAAAGGTCAGGATCTTTTACCGGCACCGGACAAGGAAAGTGACAATGAAAACCGGTGACGAGCTTGTGTTGCGAGCGCTAAGAAACGAGTTCACGCGGCTTTCACGCTTTGCAGAAAAGGAAAAGGCGAAATCCGACGAATACCAAGAAATTGGCACGGAGTTCGTTGCAATCCACAAAGGGCTAGTCGAAATAGTCAACTCTAAAGAGCACGGAAAGGCGACTATCAAGCGGCTCGACGCACTCCAAGAGCGAAGGGACAAAGCCAATCGCGTTATGAAGAAGGATTTTATAAAGCTGCTTGATAAGCAGCACGATGCAGAAAGCGACAGAGATAAGCTTGGCCAGGAAATCGCTACGATTGAGTTCCGGCAATCACTTCGTAAAGGGGAGATATAGAGTGGTCAGGCAGCGGATCGTAAAAAGCGATATGCCCAAGTACGTGTACTGGAAAAATGGGGCTTGGCGTCTGATGGCGCCACCCCATTTGAAAGTATACTTACCGGGGCAAAAAACGTGGTACCGGCTGGGCATTGAGAATCACGAAGCTCTGGCCAGGTACGCCGAGCTGATGGGCAATCTCCAAAAAGAAACAGGCATGGCCAAGCTGTTCAACCGCTACGATGCCGAAGTGATACCGCAGAAGGCGCCGCGAACGCAGAAAGATAACAGAAAGGAGTTGAAGAAGTTGCGGGAGGTGTTTGAAAACATGCACCCTTCGCAGGTCACGACCCAGCATTGCCAGCTGTACCTCGATAAGCGCGGCCAGCAATCCAAAACCCAGGCGAACCATGAAATCGCCCTGCTCTCCCACATATTCCGGAAGGCTTTGCAGTGGGGAGTGGTTACGCACAGTCCGGTTAAAGGCGTCGAGAAGCACAAGATAAAAGCCCGTGACCGATATATCGAGGATTGGGAGCTGGACGAGTTTCTGTTAGTGGCTACCCCGTTCATCCAGGCTTACGTGGACTTCAAGATGCTTACCGGATTGCGCCAGGGTGACATTCTGGCCCTGCCCCTGAATGCCTTGCGGGAGGATGGCATTGCAGTAAAAACAGGTAAAACCGGACGGCGCGGAATTATCGGATGGGTACCGGAGTTGAGAAAAGCGGTTGCGGATCTGAAAACCTGCAACATAAAGCAGGGGTTGAGCCTTATGTGCGACCGCACAGGAAAACCGCTCAAGGAGTCAGCGTTTCAGAATCGCTGGGGCGCGAGTATGTGTAAGGCGCTTGAGGAAACAAAGCTGACGGAGCGTTTCACGGAGCACGACTTGCGGGCCAAACACGCGACTGAGCTGGACGAAGCCGGCGGCAACGCTACCGATAACCTGCTTCACGATGATAGTCGGACAACCAAGGCTTATCTTAGATCAAGAAAGCGAACGCAGATAACACCATTTGTACGCCAGAAATCGGCCAAGTAATTCAGGTTATATAGGGCACTTTCCGGAAATCATTTTATACAACTGTATAAAAACCGTTTTATACAACCTGTTTTTGGAGCCTTGCGGCTAGTAGAGGGGTGATGCGTAAGTTTATGTTTTATAAGGGAAAATGGCGGTGGGCCAGGGATTCGAACCCCGGGTACGCTACTAACGTACGGCGGTTTTCAAGACCGACCCAAACCACCGCCAGAATCTCTCTATATTCAAATGGTTAGCAACGTGACTGTATAAAAAATCAGGCAACGGAATAAACCGTAAGCGCCTGAATACACTGTAGTAAAGTATTGCTTTTTATACAGCTTTTACAGCTTTAATCCTATCGAAATCAGCCGTGAGCGGCACGATCTATAAGCGGCGTTCAGCGTCTCTATCGAGGTCAGGGCTGCTCTAAGGCGTCGAGTATTTTTCTCTGGTAATACCCCGTAGGCCGTGCCGGCGTCTCCTGTACGATCTTCGGAACTTCCGGTACCACTACCCTCGGAGCTTGCACTACATTCCCCGGATTCGGTGACAACGCGCACCCGTACAGGGCGACCGTCAAGCTCACCAGCAAGACGCTTAATTTCAGATTGAGCCTCTGCATCTAACTTCTCCTGTTCAGCGACCATACGGTAGAGGTCGGCCTGTTTTTTGTCACGATCCCTGGTTAGCGCGTCCAGCTTGTCAGAAGCCAACCGATTGCTAACACGGACACTGGCAGCAAGCTCTGAGTATTGCGCTACCATAGATTCCCAGCCGGCAAGGTAGCCTCCACCAAACGTGCCAACCGTGTACACAAGTGCAAGTACCAAGTAAATCGCTATTGTGGGCATGTCAGTTACCTTGTGCGTTGAGGCACTTTTCGTGCCGGTCTTTTTGTCGTATCCATACGCCCCAGCACCGTTCGTTGGGCTGGCCGTTTATTTTGGTTGAGCAATCATAGCCGCCGGCATAGCTCCACATCAGTAGCGATTCACAGGCCTGTACATAGCGTCCGGACAGCAAGTTCCGGCGCATAGATGAGCCGCGCCAGTTGCCAATGCCAAACTGACCGGTAAAATCCACGTAAAGATCGTATTCAACTTGGTACAGCTTTACCCCGGGGATTGAGCTGCGAAACAGCTTTTCATCACCGGTCATCAGGTTTCGGGCCAGCTGCTCTGCCCTTTTCCGGCTGATTGGCGCGTCACCCATTTTCACGGGGCTCCCGCCCTCATACCGCGTACTGCCATGGCCGATGGTCGGCACGTCGCCTTGCACGGGGATGACGGGCTTTTCTGTATACCCTTCATATCCGGCCCATGAGCCAAAGCCGGCTGCGCTGACCGTCAGCAGGTACACGGCCATGCGTCTGCCTCTAACAATCATTCTTCGTTCTGCCCGGAAATTGCTTTGACGCGAATATCACTTTCCCGCTTCTCGCGCCTGTCGCGTTTAATCAAAAAGTAAATATTGGCCGACAGACCAATAACACCGAAAAGCACCGCTGAAAGACCTATCCAGTCAATGCTTGCCACGTAACCGTAAAACCCGACGAGCGCGCTTCCGTAGGTTACTTTTCCCGACAAGTTTAGCGACAGGTGATCTACCACCGTCTGATTTAGCTCGTGCTTCATAAAAAACCCTCTGTCCACGGGCACACTTCCCGCAAGAAATATGTCCGTAGATTGAGGGCTCCCGTAAATGCTTCATAACTCTACAGGGAGTATTCCATTAGCTTGATGGGTCTACCCCGTCGCGCAGATAGTTTAGGCGATTGTCGATCACCAAGCCCCCCTCTGCCTTGGCACGACTTCTGGCTCGCCCTTGCATGGATCGCAGGATGGTCTGACCGGTTATTCTTATCCTTGGGTAGCGGCGATTGAAGCTATTGATTTTCCCGCTTAACTGATCCCGCATTTCGTCGTCGCCAGTCCTGACGGCGAGTGCGTATCGGTTCAAGATGGATCGACGTTCCCGCTTTATGCGCTGCTCGGCGCCCTTGATGGAAGAGTTTTTGTCGTATTGCTCGGTTATATGAGCGGGCGTGAAGCCCAACGCCTGAGAAATGACGCCCCAGGACTCCACCTCATCAACGACTGATTTGCCGTTCAACGACTGGACACCTTCATTCGAATAGCGCACTGACCGCATAAGATCCTTACCCGCCTTGGGCAGCATGGTTTCAAAGCCGCGCGCAATCTGGCCCTCACCCATAATGCTAAGCCCGGAGACAGTATTGGCAATCATGGCCGGCGCTGCGCCAAGCAACTGCTCCATCCAGTAAACGTAACTATCCCGCCCTTCCAGCTCGCGGTATGGCGAGAAAAACCACAAGTGCCCCAGCCCGATACGGTTGGTCAGGTTCAGGTCGAGCGCGGTTCCCGGCACACCATTGAAGAAAATCCTGGCGCCGTCCTCGCCCAACGCCTCGAAAACGGCCTGTTTAATTTTGTCCTCCATTGTCCACGGATCTTCGTCGTCCCAATCCAACGCCTCTAGCAACATCAGAATAGCCTGAGCGCCAGGTACACCCATCATTCCGGCCATGACCGCAAACATGCCATAAATGCCGGCCAGGCGGCGTCTTGCTTCTTGCTTGACCTCTTTGCTTTCGCCTTTGAACATGGCCCGGGCATCTATCACCAGTCGTGACAGCATGTTGATGCTGTGTTGACGGAACACCAGAAGCACCTTGGCGGTATCGTTTTGCATGTACCGCGCACGGTTGCCACTGCTGTAGTCAAAGTGAACAGTCCAAGTAAGGTCTGCCGCTTCTTTGACCGCTGCCTTGTGATCCATGCCGGATTTACGAGCCATGCGGTAAGCCGCAATACTGGTCACCTCTCGGTTGTAGCGTTCGGCATGGTGAAACAGGAAGCTGATGCCGCCCATCACTTTTTCTCGAACAGCGCTGTATTCAACGCCGGTATCACCAACACCAGCCAGGTTGTGCGCCTGCGTCTTGTCGATCAGGCCCATGCGAATAAACTCGTTGAGAGCTTCTTTTTCTTCGCCCTTCAGGTTGTTTGCTAGCCTGCCCTTTCCGACGATGAAGTCCTTGGACGCTTTCAGCAATTCTGAGCCGGCGCCTGCCTCGTTTTTAAACCGACTTCCCAAAATGGGAATCCCCATCATAAAGGTCTGGCTGGTGTTCACGATTGCGGCCGCCGGCGTAACGCCCAGCTGGTAAATGAACGCTGCCGACGTAATACGCTGCGCAACTTTCCCGCCCTGCGGATTCATTACCCATTCATGGCGTAGACGCATCTCGTTGGCAACGGCCATGGCATCTACCGAATCTTCTGCGTCCTGCGCCTGTTCCTCGGTTATTTCAACCAGCTCATCCATTTCCAGCTTGTGCTTGAGTCGTGCAATCTGGTGCGACGAATGGAACATGGAACTTGCAAAGGCCCTCATCGCATCCTGATTGTAGCCATCCACTTTGTTCCGGTGGATAAAGCTCTTGCGCATCGAGAAGTCCGGCAGAGTTTCGAGATACATCTGATAGATCGCATCATTCAGCGACTCATCGCCAATCTCATCGCCAATCAGCTCCTGAATATCGGCAATGAAGGTTGGGTCGATAGCATCCCGCATTTCCTCTTTGTTCGACTTCCGGCCTACGGTTGCTTCCAGGTTCGGATACTTTTTACGAAGCTGCTCGGCTGCCGCTTCCATATCCGCCGCAGACTCAAACATGCTGAACGACTTCAGATCACCTTCGCTGTCACGAAGTGACACAAAGTAGTCGCCAAACCGCTTGAGCGGGAAATATGGCTCATCAACACGTAGCTGCTCGAACTTCTTGCGCAGGGCCAGCGTCCGTGAAGTCTTGCCTTCGCTCGCTGCTTTCGCACGGCCATAGTAGCGCTTCTCTGCTTTCTCAATCGCTTGATCCTGCTCGGCGCCGGTCATTTCATCGCGGGCCTGCTTTATTTCAGCTTCCATTTCCCGCTGTGCCCTGCGAGTGGAGAACGCCACGCTCTTTTCGACGTTGGCCTGTATTGTTTCCTCCATGGCGGTGATTTGGTCGCTGTAGGCATTCCGAACGTCGGTGAACAGATTTTGCTCATCCGTATCGAGGGCATCAAACTGCTTTTTCAGCATGGCGTACTGCGCCTTATCGACGTCCGACTTCCGTTCCTTGCTGGGGTCAATGGCCATAATGGTGGCATCGTGCATCAGCGAATCCAGCCCGCTCGCCTTCTTGGGGCGTAAGCCGCTAGCCGTCAAAGCTTTGTCTGCATAGCTGCCGTTGCCGATTCGGATCTTGAGCCAGCGCTGGGAAACCTCATCATAACGACTGTGCATTTCGTTGCGGTCGGCATCCATGGAGCGCCTTTCATCCATGTAACGGTCAAGCGCCGTCATGCTCTTTGGCGCGAAGTCGCGCAGATACATGAGCGGGAGCGCGCCCAGGGCTGACGGTTTAATATCGGCCAGCTTGCCTTTGAGCTGTCGAGATATTTTCTTACCCACGGCGGCACTGGCAACGCCTCTATTAATTGATGAAGGTGTCGGGCCTGCAAGGCTGAATCGAACATCGTCAGTGTTGGACTGTCCGGTTCTACTAAAATAAGCCTCGGCCTGATTCAGTTCATCGTTCACCGACTCAACAGAAACGCGCTTATCGTCCCATATCACATAATTGTGATTTTCCTCTTTGACTCCCAGGTAGCGGCTTGTTGCGTCAAGGTAGCGAAGCCCTGGTATGCCCGCCTCGCTCAGCGCCCTCGACGCGGCCTGGTCAGATCCAAGACGATCCGAAAGCTCTTTGTAAATGTAATTGCCGGTTGGGTCGTCGTTCATTTTGCCAAGGTATTCCATGGCCCCGACATTCTCTGCCAGCTCAATCAGTACAGACCGGCTAAGGCCATCGGTATCCGCATCGGCATCCACCAACATGATTGCTGATTCAATATCTTCGTTGGTCATGGTGCCGAAGTTCAGGTTTCGCTCTTTAATCAGCGTGTTGAGCTTTTCCTTGACGGCTTCTGTCTGCTCACTCAACGGCGCGTTCCTGTAGAGCAATTCTGCATCGTCCGGAACGTCCACTTGGTACAAGTTCCCCTCACCGTCAAGGTCACGGTAATACTCGGCCACTTTCTTATGGCCGGCAAAGTACAAGCCCCAGCCAAAGGCCTGCACACCCTCGCCATTGCCAATAGCCTCAAGGCTGAACTCGTCAAACCGGTGCGCGGTGCCGTGGTAGGCGCGGCGGAAATGAAGATCCGCACTGGAAGGTAGCGACACACCGCCATTCTCGACGGTGCGGTGGGCACCATCCAGCAGCGCCAGTAGGTCGCGCTCGTTGATTTCAAGCGTGAAGCCAAGGCGGCGTAAACCGTTTCGCACAGCCGCAAGAATGCGCTTGAACAGACTGCGGTTCTGGTGCTTGCCAGTCTCGGCCAGGTGCGCAATCAATTCCTCGGCAATGGTCAGCCGGTGATTCAGGTTACGATCGTTAAACTTGCCCTCAAAGTAGGTCTTCTTCAATTCGTTGGCCTGTTCTGAGTTTCCGAGACTGCCATAAACTTCGGTCAGCAATGGCACCAACTCCTTACCCATCATTTTCCGCAGGCCGTAATGGCCAATGGCTTCGTGAAGCACGACTTCCTCAAGCGCCGCCCGGTCAGGAATGCGAGGGGCTAGAATGTAAATTCCATCCTTCCAGATTACGGCCCGCATATCGCTTTCAGCGCCGGCCTTCCGGATAGCTTCGCGCAATCCTTTCGGGAGCTCGCTTATTGAATCGGCAACCGTGACGCCAGGGCGGTTATTCCAGCCGCGCATCATTCCATTTGTGGCGCTGCGCACCTCCTGTGCGCTCATCTGGCCCTGCTTGATATCGGGGGTGCGGCGGAAACTCGCCTCGCTGCCCCCTTCCTTTTCCTCGTCCTTCTTCTCAACGACTTTCGGTGGTACAAACTCCCGTTCTTCGTAGAGCGTGAAGCCCTGCTTATCCATCACCTCCATGTACGGAATGGCCGCTGTGCCGCTACCGTCCTCGGCCAAAACAAACCAGCCGGCATCATTCCAGCGGTGCCCGGTAACAGTGAACGTCTCACCATTCCACAGAACCTCTGTTTCTGCCGCCGCGCCAGTGCGTAACCACGAGGGAGGCGCAACAGGGTTGTTTTCTAGGTCTTGCTTAATATCCATAAGCTGCTTTTGCAGCCGCACCAGCTCGTCGGCCTGCTGGAAGGGCTCTCGGGAAACCTTCTTGGCCCTTGCCAATGACTCTGTGCCTTCCGTTGCGCTCTGGCGGCTTCTATCCAGGCGATTGCTAAAGCCGCGCAGTCTGGCCTCAAAGGCCGCAACGGTGGGCTTGTTGGAAAGATCCTCAAGGCCATCGGCAAACTTAATGTAGAGCTGCGGTTCCGCTGCGTTCTGCGACATACCAATGGTCAGCGCCAGGTCGCCATAGGTGGCAAACTCCCGCTGCTTGGTGCCCATGCGGATATTCTTGCTTATGAACTCGCTGAGTGCGTCCTGCGCCTTGCCACGCTCATGGTAGGTTTTGCCATCCAGCGTCATGCTGAAACTGTTGCCCGCGTTTTCAGATAGAGCTGCTGCAACACGATGTTCCGCCCGGACTGCCTCATGACGCGCCACATGATTGGTATCCGCTTCAATGGAGTTGTGAAGCGAGCGCATCTGCCGCTTGGCATTGGCAATGCCCTGGCTGTATTGGCGCTCTCGACGCTGTGCCATGTTGATCTTTTTATCAACCTTGGCCAGCTGAAGAATACGGGCATCGCCCGCGGCCTCGGCAAAAGACTCCAGCATATCGTTGTCGTCGTCCGTGGCGCCATCTGCCTCAATGATTCGCACACTGTCGTCAGACTTCATAAACTTTTGGATGAACTGCTGCTTCTTTACAAGCAACTGCCAGCGGCGACCGTCGATCCGGTCTGTCAGGTACCGATATTCGCGCACTGTGTTCCACTGGTTGCCCTGGCGCTGACCACGGCCATTGCGCTGCTCAAGGTCGCCAGGCATCCACGGCGCGTCCATGTGGTGAATGGCCCGCAGGTTCTTCTGCATGTTCACGCCCACACCCAGGGATTGAGTGGAGCCAATGACCAAGCGAATTTCTGAGCTGTTCATGGCCTCCGCTATGGCCGCTCGCTTGTCCTTTCCGGTGCCGCCCGTAACCATGGCAATCTGTTCGCGGGGAATACCCTTTGCCACAAGCCGCTCAACCATATCGTGGGCAGTGGAAAAGACTTTGTATGTGCGCTTGTGCTTATTGCCGGCGGCATCGGTTGTCTTCTTTGTCGCGCTCTTGCCCAGGCCAAGCTGGGCAAACACAACCTGAGTGGCCCGCTCATCTGACTGGTAAATCTCCATCACGTTGTCGATAACCTTCGACGCTTTACTGGCGGGGTCATCCGGAATCTGGCCCTCCATGCCAGCCAATTCCTCGCCATTCATTAGGCGCGAATCAAAGCTCACCTTGGCCGCAAGCCCTTCGTACACAATCGGTGATTCGGGATCGCCACGGCGCATAGTCTTTACACGCTGCTTGCCGCTCATATCGCGGAAGCTTTTCGCGTAACCTTGGATCGTCTCAAAGTGCCGCTTCTGATCCGGTGTAAGGTCAGAGTTCGTGTTCAATACCTGCTTATAGGGTCGATCCTTTGCGCCCTCAGTGCGCCCATTAAGGAGCTGCGCCCGCTCCATATCGGTCAGGGTCGGGTCTGTCAGGGTTTTGCCAGAGTCCGTCTTGCGCGGCTGCATCTCCGGCATATCGTCGGAGAACACAACGTCCATGTACTGCCCAATCATCCGGCGCAGCTCTGGCGTGTTAATAAACTTAGACAAGCGGGTAACAGACTCGTACTCGCCGGCAGCGGTCAGCTCAATGTCCATTTCTTCCTGAGCGAAAGAACCGAACCAGCCATCCCATTGATCTAAGCCCGCATCCCGCATTTCTTCTTCCATGATGTAGCGCATCTGGTGGAACGCTTCGGTCATGGAGTTGGTAATGGGGGTGCCAGAGAACGTGTGGACGTTGCCGCCCTTGTTCATGCCGCGAACGTACTTGAGCATGAAGCGCAGCGCGATAGAGCGGTCAGAGGACTGCGTGTTCATGCCCTTGATGCGCATCTTTGTTGCGATAGGCGGCTTCTTGAACTCATGCACCTCATCGACCAGAACCATATCAATGCCCAATTCCTCAAACGGAATTGAGTCTTCTTTGCTCGATTTTTGAGCCTGCTTGGTGATATTGGCGACGATCTTTTTTCGCGACTTGACCAACTCTTTCGCGGTCGGGGAGCGCAGTAGGCCAAGGGCTTTCTCTGAGTCCTCGTCGTCGCCAAACATGGCCTCTGTGATTTCGACGCCATCCTCTTTAGCCGCTTCGTAGGCCTCGTCCATCAGCTCGTCAATGTCCTGCTGCGCCATCTGCATCAGAGTTTCCTCACGGAAACCAATGCCGTTGATGAGCGAGTGAGGCATTACGATCGCATCCCAATCGTCGTTGGCAATCTGCCGCATACGGATCGCAATTTCACCGGCTTTCAGGTTGTCGATGTAGAGGATCTTGGCCGCCGGATACATCTGCTGGATCTCATTGGCCACGGTCTTGCTGTTGGCGTTGTGAGCCAGAACGAGCGGCTTTTTCGCAAGGCCGTACCGGCGCGACTCTATGGCGATACCGGCCATGGTGAACGTCTTGCCAGTGCCTACCTCATGCGCGTTGAGTGACTTGCGCGTAACAAGGGCTCGCCATATCGCATCCTGCTGGTGCTTGCGCAGATCGAACGGGCCGTCGCCCAGGGATAGCGCCATACCCTCCATGGTCATAAATGAGCCGTCGAAAGTCGGGGTCGCGAAGCTGTTGCGAACTTCGTTGTATTCGCGTTCAAGGTCGTCACGGCGCTCGGGCTCGCTCCACACCCACTCGCTGAACTTCGTCCGCATCTCGGCAATCTTGCCGTTCGCCTCCTCGGTAGCGGTTTTGTTTACATACTCCTTGCCATCATTGTCTTTTGTTTTAATGGTGACGGTCTGGTTGCTGATTGCCGCGTTGACCAGCTTATTGAACGCATACTTTTCTGTACCGGAGCCGGTCTTGGCCTCCGGGCGGTGGTTGTAGTCGCTGGGCATTTTGATTTTCCAGCGGCCAGCTCGGTATGTGGCCTCAATGCCCTTGGTGTCGCTCATCCCCAGCATTTCGCCTACAAACTGCTCGTAATACTCCCTGGCTACCCAGGTCGCGCCCATTTGGGCTTCGATGTTAAAGTTTGGAATGTCGGCAGGCTTTACCAGCTCAAGCGCTTCCACGTTGCGCTGCATGAGCTTGTTGCCAGACTCCAGAGACGCCTTGGCCTCGCGCAACTTCTGACGCACGTTGCCGGACAGGTAAATATCAGCCGCCTCAATGTCGCCATTTGGCAGATCAAATATAGCGCCCTTGTCGATCAGCTCTTTACGAACCGCCTTTTCCGGCTTCTTCGCCAGCTCTGAAATCTGCTCAAGAGTCGGGTTTATATGATGGTTGCGGGCAACAACGTATGCCTCGGACACTGAGGGGCTGTCGATCTTCTTCCGCTCACGCATGGTGCTTTGCGTCAGAATGTCCGAAGGCTCGTAACCGCCTTCCTTCTCACGCTCAAGCGCAGCCAGTGCCGGATAGAACGGATCGCCAACACGGCGCATGTATTTGAGGCCAAAGCTCTCGTTTAGCGGGCCATTGGCCTTAACAAATGCGTCATACTGCTTTTTCAGATTGGCGCGCTTTGCCTTGCTATCGCCATCGCTGTCGGCCTGCTCTGACTCAATCAGCTCACCGTAGGCGCGGCGCATGGATATCAGGCTATCCAGCTCTGCCTCGCGCTTCTGCGTCACCTTCTCAGACTTAACGGCGTACTTCTGAATGTCGGATGCGTTGGCAATGTACTCGCCACGAACCACACCCATAACACCGCTCTTGTCGCGCACAAGGGAGCCTTCGCGGTCGTCAAGGTGGTTGGTCACGTAGCTGATCTGAGTCGCGCCGTCATCTTTGAGGTAGGCGCCTTCCGGTACGTTCTTGGCGATTTCGTTCAGGCGCTCGGCTACATTGTCCGGGCGATTCACGACCAGGCCAGGGCGACCACTGGTAGTGCCATGGCCGAAGTCGATGGTGCCAATGACGTTATCGGGATTGTTGACAAAGTATTCGTTGACGAACACTACATCCCCGCTGGGCGTCTTGAAAGGTACCGACTCAAGCCATCCAGTGTCGGATGGAACCATGCCCAGCGGCTCGGCCCGCTTTCGCAAAATGACAATATCGGTCACGACTTTGGTGCCGGCGTATTCTTGGAAGGCACCGGTAGGCAGTCGATACGCAGCTACCAGCTCACCCTTGCGGGCCAGCTCGTTGCGAATAACCTTTCCCTTCTTATCCATGCTGCCATGGGAGGTAATGCCCACCACAAGACCGCCTGGCCGCGTCTGGTCGAGCGCTTTCAGGAAAAAGTAATCGTGCAGATTCGGGTTTAGCTTCTGGTATTTGCGGTCTGGTACCGGAATGTTGGCAAACGGCCAGTTACCAATAACCACATCGTAGAAGTTGTCAGGGGTTTTCGATTTCTCGTAGCCCATGACACTCACGTTAGCGTCGGGGTACAGCATTTTCGCCATGCCGCCGGTTACGGGGTCAAGCTCAATGCCGGCCAGGTTACTGCGTGATTTCAGAGCCTCCGGCATCATGCCGAAGAAGTTGCCGATACCCATGGACGGCTCAAGAACACGGCCACCTTTAAAGCCCATATTCTTAACCATATCCCACATGGCCGTAACAGTGGGCGGGTCTGTGTAGTGGGCGTTGATGATGGATTGCTGCATCCCCTCCCACTCATCCTGCCCCATCTGGTCACGCAACCACTGGTCGCGCGCCTGCCATCCGTCCTTGGGCCTTGCGTTGCCCCATGTGCCTTGGAATAACTCTTGACCGAACGAGCCCCAGCCGGTGTACGCGGCAAGAACGCGCTGATCTTCTTCCGTAATGGGTCGGCCAGTGTCACGAATGTCGTTGTAGCGCTCGATTGCGGCTTGGTTCTTTTTGAACCGCGCAACCTGACCGCCGCCAACGATTTCAAGCGGGTCGTCGTAATGGAAGTTGGTCGGGCCTGGTGCGGATGGGCTTTTTGGTGCCGGCGCTACTGGCTCTCGGCTTCCTCGCTCATTCTTTCCGCTATCTCGCTTTCCGGCTCCATCAGAAGATTGTTTCTTTCGGCCTGCTCCCTTGCGTCCGTCACTGGATACCCCTGCTTCATCAGGTTGTCCATTTCCGTCCACATTCGTTCCTGTAGAACCATCGCTAGCTTGTTGGTCAGTCCCGCTGCCATCAGCTTCTTCCACATTTCCGGGCTTTCCTGGCGCCACGCTGACAGAATCCGCTTGTGAAGATCCTGATTGTGTAGAAGTTCCTCCTCGTTCGCTGGCGCCGTCAGATCCTTGTGCTCTTTCAGAATCCGATCCTTCCACTTCTGGTCTATTTTGTCGGTCACTTTGGCCTCCATTGGTGCGCTTGGACGCATTCTGAGCCTCAAGCTCAATCATAGCAGCTAGATCTGCCGCTGACAGGTCAGTAGGCGCCCACTTGTTATTGCCGCTGCTCATTGCGCTGCCCGGGCTGGCCCGGTACATAACGGCAATGCCGCTCTGCGTTGCCGGCACCACGCCCTTGAGGGATGATTCGCCAATCGTCATGTAAATGCCAGTGCCGGTAACGGGGTCGGTCATTTCCAGAGACACATCGCCGCTGCCAGCCATGCCACTCTGATTGACGTTTACGCCCTTTCCCTTGCGCTTTTCCGCTACCTCAAAGCCATTTTCGGCAAGAACATCGGACACTGACCGCGCATACAATGACGCTTCTTTGAGAAATGCGTCTTTGGTGTCGTTGCCAGTTTCGCGGAACTCGTCGCCGTAGCCGTCAATGCTATCCACGCCCCAATCATCCGTCAGAACACGATCCCGTGCCTGGCCGGTTTTCTTGGTGCGCTTCTTGGGCTTCTTCACGGTTTCGCCAATGGCCTCGCTGGCGCTTTCGGCACCCTCTGCGACCAGATCCTTGAACTCGTTCGCGGAATCCTCGGCGCTGGTCATGCCTTCGGTGTCCAGCCCCGGGGAATGTCGCGCACCCTCCCAAAACGATAGAAGGTGAGGTTTAATCTTGCTGCCGAAATCCTCCGTCATCAGCGCCGCGTAGTCACTGAACTTGCGAACGCCGGATTCAATGTAGGCGCCGGCAATGGTCATGCCATCCACGGCCATTTCAGGGTCAAAGCCACTGTTCAATGTGCCCATTTTCGATTTTATGCGGGCGCGGGCGGCCTCCACGGCATCAGACGTGAACAGTTTATTGCCAGCGAAACGGTTGTCGCTCTTGTTCGCCTCGATTTCGGGCTCTGGTGCTTTCGGCGGTGCGCTGGACTTTTCTTTGGCTGCCACAGCCTTGCGCTCGGCTTTAACAACCATTGGCTCACGAGTGCGCAGAATGTCGTCAACGCGGGTCGCGTTAAGATCGCTGAACACTATGTCACTATCAACAGGCTTTGCCGTTGAATACTGTGTGCGCAGATTTGTGGCCAGCTCTAAGTCGCCGGCCTTGTCGGCTCTGTCGGCCAGGGCGTTCATGCCAGCCTTCAGGCGATCCAGCTGATTGACCTTTGCGGCATCCTGATTAGATTTCGTCGCTGCGCCTTCTGGGTCGTAAACACCACCCAAAAAATCACGCGGTAGGCCTGCTGCAAATTCTGCGGCCGCTTGCTCTGTTTCAAAGCCGTACATTGATCTGTCAGGCTTGAAAACACCGCCGGCATCACCGCGAACCACATACCCGTAGTCTTGGTGTGGCGTAATAAACTTTCCGTTTACCCGCAGGTAACCGTCTTTAGCTCGCTTGCCAATAGTCGGCTCTGCCTTCGGTGCCTCGGCTTCTTGATCGGGTTTTGATTCTGACTGCCTTTTGCTAATCTTTGCGGCTAAGTCTTCTTGCTGCACCTCAATACTATCAACGGCCTCACCATCGCCCCGCTCCTGTGCCTTTCTTTTTTGGCTGGCAAGGCGCCTCGACCGTTTTCCTTCGTCTCGGGTCAATTCAATGCTTTCAGTTTCTTGATCGGGTTTTGATTGTGGCGCTGGGGTAGTTTTTACATCAGGCTTTGGCGCACTTGCCTCAACATCCTGCAGCTGACCGGACTCTGCCGAGAGAAGGTTTCGAGCAGCGTCCTTTGTCTTGTCATCCTGCTTGCTCCAAGGATAACTGGACTCCAGACCTGTCTTGACGCTTGGCTTTCCGCTTTTGGTCGCCATCGGGCTACCTGGCTGCGCCAGCATTTCAGCCCGCTGCTTGGGTGTCATGGCATTCCAGCGCTTGGCTACTTCGGCCTCGCTGGTGCCCGCCGTCTCCTGTGGAGACTGCTCGGCATCCACCGCAGATTTCAGCGCTGAAAGGCTTTCTTCTACATCGGGCCTAGAATTAGACTCGTCATTACTGGCCGCTTTCTGCCCAGGAAAAGCAGAGTTAATTGCCTTTACAAATTCCGCGCCTTTGCCTGACGTGCCTGTTTTGGGTATATCTGAACGGCCACTGAGATTTCCTAGCTCTGCGTCAAGGCCTTCTGCCGCGCGCTTTAGCGAAGGGCTACCGTAGTAGCTGGCAAGCTCTTTACCGTCCAACTTGTTCAGCCAGCCGTCTTTGCCTATACCGGTAAACGGATACCAGTTGCCCGCTTTTGTTTCCTTCTTTCCCCCGGCTCCGGTGCTTTGGTAGAAAGGCACCATGACACCGTTTACTTCTTTAAGGACAACGAAGCGCCCGCCGTAATCAACTACCTCGGCCTCGCCCTCCATATCCTCGGCTTGTCCGGTTTCATTGTTCCACCGCTTCCCGCCATAGGGCAGTGTCTTGAGCCC